TCCAATGCTTCGGCACAAATAGGGAATTGTTCAGCGAAGATTTCCTTACACTGAGCAGCAATGTCCATGTGTTCCTTCTGGGTGCCATGGGCACTGCGTAGATCTATATAGTGTATCCAAGAACGCACAGATCCTGACATATAAATGCGAGTAGGAGTTGCCAGAGGAAGAACAAAACGAGCACACTCTTTGGCAATACCTAGATCAAGCATTTGCTTGTAGATGTCCATAGCACTCTGGAAGTGTCGCTTGATAGTGATCTCAAGTTCTTGTTGAATAAAAGGATCAACATCATCAATACTATTCTGGCGGTTCTTAGTATCTTGACGGCGAAGATCAAATAAAGGGATCTCATTTGCCAGCATAGAACTGTCAGCATAACGCTGAGAAAACTCTTGGAATCTAAATGAACTATGTCGCAAGATTTGAGCAGCGATACCACGATTTGTTTCAATCTCAAGAGTCATGAATGCTTGCTCAAACACAGACCAATGTTTGTGTTTGATGCAATACTTCAGAAGTCCAACGACGTTAGGATTCTCCTGATTGTTGGGGTTGCTCACTCTCGCTACGTACCCCATCGTTTTCTCCGCCTCGGGAGTTACTTGTACCAGTCGCACTGACCCATGTTGTTGCTTCATTCTTAAATCCTTTACTAAGTCGTTCACGTTTTGCTGCGAGATCTTTTCTAGCAATATAAAGTGCCTTCTTCATATACCAGATCTCTTCATCAGTATACAGCATTGGATTCTTATCCGCAAGCTTAATTGCTTTCTTTGCTGCTTTAATTGTATCTTTATATCTCAAATTTCTACCTCCTGCATGTAAAGATAATTTTTAAAAGCGTTTTCAATACCTTCGGTAGATTGATTTCCTTGACTTACCCAATCATGACAAAATTCATAAAGATGTTTTCCTGTCTTTAAATTAAAATACTTTTCTCTCAATGCAAGAAAAGATCTTTGTCTAAGATCCATACGTTGATCACTATAACGCCAATCAATCTGGGTATCCATCATCATCTCCAGAGTCGTAATTAAATCCAAACTTACTTGAGTCTTGTTGCAACTCAATTTTATAAGAATTTATATCAGAATAAACTTCAGACTCTAAAGTATTTACTAGAGATTTAAGATTTTTAACAATAAGTTTTAGTTTATCCTTGTCCATATATTTATGGTATATTCATGGACAATTATATCATAAAAAAAGAGGGGTTGCAATAACCCCTCCAGTATTCATTTGTTGTAAGTGCGACCACGATAGCAGAAAGTTCCATGAGGATCTTCTACTTTAGTTTCACAGAGTTCGTAAACCACACCACGATATGCAGTGTGAAGAATCTGTGCGTCATGGACTGCAGATGCTTTCTGAATCTGCTTTTTAATAAGATAAAGTGTGTTCATGATTGTCTCCTGAAATACTAAGGTTAATTAAAACCCGTTCCTTCAGTCGTTTGCGTCCCAGTCACAATCTTTTTCAGTTGCATTTTTTACTTCAGATACAATCTCATTCTTTACCAAATTAGATAAATCATTATGATTCATAGCATTTTCTACTATGATTTTAGCATCTGAACATTTTAATCCAATTAAAAGAAACAATTGAAACATAGGATGAACGATTAGAGTGATTTTTTCAGCTTAGCAAAATTCGTAAGAGTAATAAACCATTCTAATTGCTAATGCTCCGTTCCGCGACTTACTTGCGACCCACTGACGTGGGTTGAACGACTGGTATATTCTACCATTACTATATATTCTTGTCAAATAGTATAAATTTATACCATTTTTATTTTTTCTTTTTTTCTTTAGGATTCTGCCATAGTTTTGGATTTATTCTACCTTGTGTTTGAGTCATATTAACTAGATCATTACGATAATTATCCCAATAGTAATCAAAAAGTTCTACTTGTTTCTTACCATAAGATATATCAAACTTGGTAATACCATCTTGAAGATATTCAATCAAGTATGCAGTATAAGGAAGACTACGATCATCTGCAAGAGATGGGTCGCAGTCTTGATGAATTATCTTCAAGAACGTCCTCCCCAATTGATTTGTGGGAATGCTTCTTCAACACATTGTTTGGTAATTTTCCAACGTTTCCCAATTTTTTTATCCTTCACTAGACAAAGAACTTCTGCTTCTCCTTTGTGAAGACCTTCTAGCAATTGAATGAATAGAGTCTCACGACGGGTCTGAGAGATGTTTGCACCGCCCTTGAAGAAGAGATAGAGCTTACGATACTCATGAAGAAGTTTCGTGTGCTCTGTCTCTTCTGGTGCCTCGTTAGGAGTGTATGGAACATCTCCATCTGGAAGCATAGATATGATACTTTCATCAAAGTTAGCAATCAAAATTTGTCTGAGTGCTGGTGTATTGTATTCCTGCAAAAGTTTTATTTTTTCTGCTTTTGTTTTAGCATTACTAATCTTTTGCAGCACTTCATGCATTAATAATTTCATAACTTAATGTGTCTCGTAGAATTATTTATTAGTCATCATAATCTTCATCATCATCTTTTAAAAAACGAACAGATAACAGTTCTTCGTTGATCCATTGTCCTTCTTCATTTAACATTTCTGGATGTACGTTTTCTTGTTGCGTGGCATACATGTACTCATGATACTTTTCGTTTACTGTCCATCCAGCAAACACTCCAACACATAAAAATACAAAAGAAAATGTTGCTGATAGATAAACTAACGTTGATTCTGCCATTGTTCAACTCCGAACTAATCTTTTTCCTTGTCCCACCAAAGTTCCAAGTTGAAGTAGACTCTTCTCTTTAGGAGGGTAAAAAACTTTGTGAATGCAAACCCATGAGAATTTCTTGGGGTTTCTTTAATTTCTTCCTTCGTTTTAGGCCCCCTTAACATGAGCTCCACACCTCTATTTATTTTGAGATCTTTCATTTTTTTGGAGAAGATACTAGGTTTTTTTGAACAAGAAACTTTGCAGTTTCTACCAAACCACCTATAGGTTCTCCATCAATAATAACATAAGGATATCCATTTGCAAGTGGAAATTTTTCTTTGAACTCTGAACGAGTAAAGTCTTCACCTGACATCAAAGTAATGTATTCAAGATTAGCACGAGCAAAAAGATCTTTCAATTTGTCACAATAGAAACATCCTTTAGTTGTGTAAGCAATAATTTCCATAAAAAAAGAGGGTCATTACGACCCTCAGTTTATCAGATTGAATTCAGTTTGTCAACCAATGGAAGGAGCAGTCATTGCTACAGGAGTAGTAGATGCTGCTGCAAGATCCAGAGGAAAGTTATGGGCGTTTCTCTCATGCATCACTTCAAACCCGAGATTAGCACGGTTGAGGATGTCTGCCCAGGTGTTGATCACGCGACCTTCAGTTTCAACGATTGACTGATTAAAGTTAAACCCGTTGAGGTTGAATGCCATGGTGCTAACACCAAGAGCAGCGAACCAGATGCCAACAACAGGCCATGCTGCAAGGAAGAAGTGCAGCGAACGGGAATTGTTGAACGAAGCGTATTGGAAGATCAGGCGACCGAAGTAACCATGAGCAGCAACGATGTTGTAGGTCTCTTCTTCTTGACCAAACTTGTAACCATAGTTTTGGGACTCATTCTCAGTGGTTTCACGAACCAGCGAGGAAGTAACAAGCGAACCATGCATTGCGGAGAACAACGAACCGCCAAAGACACCAGCAACTCCAAGCATATGGAAAGGGTGCATAAGAATGTTGTGTTCTGCCTGGAAAACAAGCATGTAGTTAAAAGTACCAGAGATACCCAAAGGCATAGCGTCAGAGAAAGAACCTTGACCAAAAGGATAGACAAGGAACACTGCAGATGCTGCAGCAACAGGTGCAGAGTAAGCAACCATGATCCATGGACGCATACCAAGACGATAAGAGAGTTCCCACTCACGACCCATGTAGCAATAGATGCCAATAAGGAAGTGGAAAATTACTAGTTGGAAAGGACCTCCGTTGTACAACCACTCATCAAGAGTAGCAGCTTCCCAGATGGGATAGAAGTGCAGACCAATTGCATTAGAAGAAGGAACAACAGCACCAGAAATAATGTTATTTCCATAAAGTAGTGAACCAGAAACAGGTTCACGAATGCCATCAATATCTACTGGTGGAGCACCAATAAAGGCAATAATAAAACAAGTTGTAGCAGCAAGTAGAGTAGGAATCATCAAGACTCCAAACCAACCAACGTATAGACGATTGTTGGTGCTAGTTACCCACTGGCAAAACTGTTCCCAAGTATTTGATTGTGTTTGTTGACGTGAAAGTGTAGCAGTCATTTTGATAAAAATTTAAGTAAGACCATCAGGGACATGGTGGAGTTACTATTTCCCAAGACCCCTCGCCTTGGGATATGAGAGACGGATTGTTGACCCTGCCTAGTCTCGGTAGCGGCAGGAGTTTGTAACAAAACCTTACGGAATTGTCACATTTGTTTACCTATTTAGTATAACAGGTGGTCAGGAATTCGTCAAGCCCTCAAAGTTGAGTATTTGTACTCAATCAGAAGGAGGCATCCCTGACTTCGTAAGTAGTATAACATGGTTGAATCTCCCAGTGCAACCAATCTACTTGTCTTTCTGCAATCATTTGTTCCAGTTCTTCAACTGTCATACACACCTTAATAGGTTTGTTCGTTTTCTTGTCATAGATATGGAACATTTGTGTATCAATCATAAGTTTATTTGTAAACAATAAAAAAGAGACCTTCTGTTAGTTGGCAGAGGTCTCTTATGACGCGACGACGATATTCAATTTTATTTAGTCAAGATGTGTCATGACAGCATTGGCGAGAACACAGACCAACTAAAAAGAGACATCGCGGATCCAATTGTTAAAGTGGTCATGGTGAAGTTCATAGGTTTTCATCAGAGGACATATTATATAGCATTATTTTTGTATCATAGTGATACAAAAAGTATCTATTATTACTCTTTTCCATCTTGTGTCAGCATAGCCGCACCAAAGAAGGTGCCTAAAAGAATTATTCCTGTTGCTAGAAGTGCCATTGTAGTAATGGAAAAAATTATTTATTTTTTTGATAAGTATAAGTGCTTACTTATGTCAGTAAGTCCTCACCAAATGCCAGGAATTATCTGCCCCGTAGTAGCATAAGTTCCTACGGCAATAATAAATCCAAGCATTGCAAGACGTGCGTTGAGGATCTCTGCCTCAGGGGTCCAACCGAATTTCATTTTAATTCTCCTAAACTTTATAAGTGGTGTGAGGGTTTTGTGTTTTGTTAAGGATAATAACTTTGCTTCCATCATGTGTGAAAACTAATTCATCATCATGTGCCCAGCAGAGTTCTTCGTATAGGGCATTTAGTTTTCTCATGTCCTCCCA